CATATTTCACACGTTCTATGGGTATGCTCGTCAATAAGTCTAACCTTGGTTTCGGTTCTCGCTCTTGGCGTTATGCTATGGTCGTGGATAATGGAATCATCGAAAAACTATTCCTTGAGGATGGTATGCGGGACAACTCCGATACCGACCCTTATATGGAAACCACACCAGACAATGTGTATAGTTATATCAAATCTACAATTTTGGAAGAAGAACTAGTTTAAACTAAAAAATAATTAAAGCGCCTTCATAGGCGCTTTTTTTATAAATATTTTCAGTGTTTAGAAATATACAAATGACATTAGATCTTCATAACTTTTTTAAATATTATGATGATAGTAATGAGAATCATGTGGCAGCAGTTCAGTGGTTAGAAGACAACCTCCCTGCCGAATTTTTAGATGATTCTGATACTGATTGGGTTGGAATCTTTAGAACTAAACCACCTACACCAGCAGTTCTGGAAGTTCCTTATTTCAATCAGGTTGATAATTACAGAGACGCACATAGAACTTGTAACAGTTCATCGTGCGCTATGTGCCTTGCTTTCCTCAAACCAGGAAGCATTAAAGGTGATGACGAATATGTTAAGAAGGTATTTGCGATTGGCGATACTACGGACCATGCGGTACAAACAAAGGTTCTCGCAGGTTTTGGTGTTAAGTCACACTTTAGTTACAATCTTTCTTTTGCTGATATTGATAAAAGTCTTGATGCTGGGAAACCTGTCGTTATTGGTATTCTTCACAGGGGTTCTTTATCTGCACCTACTGGTGGGCACATGTGTGTAGTCATTGGTAAAACGCCAGATCAAAAAGGATATTATATCAACGATCCATATGGTTCATTGAATGATGGATATTCTGGTCCTGTAACCAACGGTAAAAAGACCATTTACACCAAGGAAGTTCTCAAGTATAGGTGGTTGGAAAATGGAAAACAAGGAACGGGATGGGGTAGAATCTTCGATTAATTTTAAAAGAAAAATATTAAAGATAATCAAAGATCTAACTAATAACGGAAAACATTTAGAAGCAAATCATCTCTATCAAAAATACTTTGGAGGCACAAATGGCAAAAGTTGATTTACATAACTTTTTTAAGTATTATGATGAAAGAAATCCTAATCACATTAAAGCAGTTCAGTGGTTAGAAGATAATCTTCCAGTTGAATATCTTCAGGATACTGTTGAATGGGCGGAGATTTATAGAAAAAAGTAGCATCCGCTGCTCCTGCTTCATCTGGTGGCAGCGGTCCTGTTCTTGTAACAAAGGCACAACTTGCCTATATTTGGAACTGCGGTGAAAATCTAATTGGTGATGATGAAGTAACCGAAATGAATCACGGTTTAAATTTCTTTAAGATTAATACACCAATTCGTATTCGTCATTTTCTATCACAGATTTCTCACGAATCTGGTGGTGGAAGATATAAGGAAGAACTTGCTTCTGGTGCTGATTACGAAGGTCGTTCAGATCTTGGTAATACTCAGGCAGGTGATGGTAAAAAGTATAAGGGTGCTGGTTACATTCAAATGACTGGTCGTGCAAACTATCAGGCATTTTCGAATTATATTAAAGATCCTAAGGTAATGGATGGTGTAACTTATGTTGCTAATAAGTATCCAGTCACTAGTGCCGGTTTTTGGTGGCACAATAATAATATGAATGATCTATGTGATTCAAACCCAACAGTTGATCAAGTTACCAAGAGGGTAAATGGTGGTTATAACGGTTTAGATGACCGCAAGAGATACTATGCTCGTTGCTGTGAAGTTATTAAGTAAACAACTACAATTCTCACAGAAAAATGGCAGAAACACAAAAAAAGGAAAGATGTATGAGCACTATCGTTAGAATTACTGTATTGAGTTGGAGTGCTGCTCTACTCACGGCATCTTATGCCGGTCTTCTTTCAAAAATGGACCCTACATTTATTGCCACAGTATTTACTGCTGCTGCTGCAACCTTTGGAGTTGATACTCTAAAGAAAGGAGATAAAGAAGATGAGCAACGTCCAAGTAGACAACCTGAGTTCGCATCAGTTGAACCAACTCCAGAACCTTCAGCAGATCTCACAGTCGCAGATACCTCAAATACGAGTTGCCCGAACTGTGATTCAGGAGATACCAGCACCGATAATTCCGTCCCTGTCGGAAGAGTCTAATCGTCTGAGAACTCCAGTTACAAGAGGTTTGGTACTTCCAATTATTGAGGTGCCAAACCCTATTTTGGATTATCCAGTTGTTGATGTTCCAACTCAGGAACAATTTGATGCGGCGGTCAGAGCAGAACAACAAAGGACTGAGCACCCTCCAGATAAGACAAGAGAGATGCCTGATGGCACCCCTCCCTCTCAACTGCCTCAGGTGTTCCAAACCCCCCCTCCTGGCGCTCCTGTTGCCTCTATACCAGCAAATACACCCACTACACCAACTCTTACTGTCTTTGGAACCAATATTAATTTACCTGATCCTTCTGTTGTTGCTACGGCAGGTGCTGTCGCAGTAGTTACGACTGCCGTAACCGTTGCATCTACTGCGGTGTTTAATGCTCTCAAAAATGCGGCAGAACCAATTATAAAGGAAGCAACAAAAAGTAAATTCAAGGTTAAGATTAAAACCGTAAGACCAGTTCTACATTATGTTCTTACTGATTCTGGACATATTGATATATTTGAGTATTCATCAGAAGGAACAAAACTTATAGGTCAAACTGATAATGTTGAGCAATATCTACGTGACCAAGTTGATATGAATACTCTTTATGAGATTGAAAATAAAGTTATAATTGATGATGTTATAGCAGATAAATTTACAAAAGAAGGGCAAAAGAGATTCAAACCTCTCTTTGCCCCTGCAAGAAAAATTGCCAAGAAACTTGGTGCTCGGTTATCAATCTAAGTTTAGATTAGAGAAAATCCACATTACGATCGTAACTGGCAACCAGGCAAAAAGATTATAAAGCATATCTAAGAATAGATTATCAAATCTAGAATGTTTCTTTTGTTTCTTTTTTTCTTCCTGAGTATTTTCAACTGTTTGAGTCATTTTTTCTTCCTCAAAGTGAATGCGGCATCACCAAGAAAAGAACCTACTGCGAGAGTAAGAACCTTGGCATATGTATTTCTACTTGTATTTTCAAGTTCAACCTGACCTTCTGTGCGAATCGCAACGGATTCTGTTGCTGAAATCATTAGAGCACTCCAAATAATGATGAATAATCTAACTAGGTTGAAGTAAATCATTCTACTAATGTTCCTCTTTGTCTTCTAATTTCTTTTAGTTTTTCAAAGTCTTTCTTTTTTTGCCCACCATCGTACTCCCAACATAATCCTTCGGCAATCATACAATCATTAAGACATACACCATCAACATATAACCTTCCAAGAATTCGACCATATTTTTCAGTTGAATCTGGAAGTTCTGTACGAACAAGAATGTCATGATTACCTTCTAGTTTTTTCTTTAACCATTCTTTAACTTCAAGACCAAGTTTCTTTTCATAAGCATCAGTTGTTCTGCTTTCTGGTGTATCAATTCCAGAAAGACGAATTCTTTTTGTAAGAGAAATATCAAACCCCAAATCAATATCTGCATCGATGGTATCTCCATCAACAACTTTATGAACAGAACGAATTCTATAAATGTAAGGATCTTTATCTGCCATTAGAAAGGTAATTTGAATTCTTTGGTATTTAGTTTAGGAATGGGTAAATTTTCAAGTGCCTTTGTAATTTGTTTCTCTACAACAGCACTAACGAACTCTTCTGGATTGTCTAAAATCTTTTGTGCCTTTTGATAAGTAACATAGGCACCATAACAAAGTGCTCCACTAATGAGAAGACTTGTCGTGGATAGAATGAGTGCTAGATGTTTCATCTTTCATTTCCTCCGATGCTAACTTTAATATGTAGTAAATGATATATGCCGTAAAGGCAAGACCACAACTTAATATGATTACAACTCCCCAGGGAAATTCATTCATTCCACCAACCTTCCTTTTTGTGTATCCATACTTTCAAATCTTTTACATATTTTCTTAATGTCTCTGCTTGTGATAAATGCCATTCATCTCCTGTTTGAAGATGTAACCTCATATGCTCATCAATCGCATCAAGGCACTTTTTAATTACAGGGTTCCACTTCTCTCTGTGGATGGTATTGTATGTGCGGGACATTATAATATGCCTTCTTCATATATTTATTTTAATCTTACTCTTTATACAAAAAAAGGAGGTCCGTAAACCTCCAAGTGGGCAGTTTGAAAAGTGTCCTCAGTCAGCACTTACACCAGTTTTTCTTTGTCTTTCAAGTTTCTTACCTTTTGGAAGAGAACCACTACCTTCTGGTCTTTCTGGATTTTCTTCTCTCGCAGCATCTCTCATAGTATCACGATGAGATTGCGTCATTCCCTTTCTATAATGTTGTGCTCCTGGTTGTGGAGAAGTTGCTCTTTTTCTTGGTCTTCCTTTACCAAAACCAGTTTCTTGGTTTGCTTGTCTAACTTTAAGACCTCTTTTATATTGTGCTCTTCTTTCGGGAGTTATTTCTTCATCAAGTTCCTCAAACTCTTCAATAATCCCCTCTCTCCATTCTTCACTCATATTCACCATAATCACTTCTGCTGCTTCTGGTGTTTCAGCATATCCTTCATCAAGAAGATGTGAGAGGATGATGTCGTAAATATCATAACTTTCTTTTTGGTCATCTAATATTCTTTTTTTTGTATCTCTATATGAAGTATGTCCAGCACTAATTGCTCTATGTAATCCTCTTTCAGTGGGATTAATAAATCGACTTCTAATTCTATTTGCTCTTTTTGTTGCCTCTGGATTTCCTCTTTTCCTTAATGCATTTTCTCTTGCTGTTGCTCGATCTATGGGAGACATCTTTAAACCAGATTGTTCTGGTGTTCTTGAATGCGATTCCTTATGCTTATCAAAACCGGAATATGGGTCTATTCTCCCACGACCATGCACTTCATTAAGTTCTTGCTCTTGATAAACTTCCAGGTATGCTTCTTGAAGATTGCGAAGTTCTTGTGCGTCCATTTTTTTTTACACTATAAGGTTATTTATAAATCCTCATTTTTTCTTACCACCGTTTTTTGCCTTCTTAGCATTCGCATTTCCTGAGTTTTGCTTTGCGTTTGCTGACTTACCTTTTTTGTTCTTTGGTTTGCCCATTTGAGGACTCCGATGGTATTGTATTATTTATTTTAGAAACTATTTTTCCGTTACCTGTCATTAAATATCCATTTGGTGATGGACCAACTATATCGGCACATATTTTTCCATAAGGACTGTCTGGATGAAAGAAACCACCTGCTTTGATTACATCCAGACATTTGAGACTACGAACGAGTTCAAAATCTAATTTTGCCTTATCTGTTTCTGCTTTTTGCCTCTCTATTTCTACACGAACTCTTGCTTTACAAAGTTCTTGTAATGAACCATCAAGAGGTATTGAGAACCCAGCAGAAATGCCAGCATTAATTGAGTTCTGTTGATATGATGTTGGATCTGTATTATTGGATAAACTATTATAACCAAAAGTAGATAGATTGAGTGATGGTCCCTGGCAACTGGTTCCATTACCATAAGTATTTACTGCAAAGGGTCCTTGTAATACCTGAACTGCCTGATTCGTGACATTACCAGTTGCCGAAGCACTTGGACCTGCAATATTTGTGTTTGATGGTGCCTGTTGAGCATATGCAGAGGCACCAAAGAAAAGAATTACTGTGTGAATACAGAGATTGTATTTGTTACAGAATCCTCCACGGTTTTTCTTTCTATCCACGTTTCCTTACTCACTCCTGGAGTCAAATAAGTCTCTGAAAATTGAAA